GAGCGGGAAAATTTGTATAGAAACTATAGTGATTTGGGATAAAATTTTCCTGTTCGGGAATAATTTTGACAGTCAATTAATAGACCCTGTATGGGAAATTGTGTCACTTAAGATACAGAAATACTCACCATTTCTAAATATTGATGTACAAGAGTACAAAAAAACTTTAAGGAGTATTGTAGAGGGGTAATATGTCTTTCTTTGATTCAGAAATTGTGCAAAAAGAAATGAAGGATGTTGAAACACTTCAAAGGCAACTGACTAGAAGTGTTTTAAGATTTCCTATTATGTCTAAGTCTGAAAAATTAGAACATGTAAATCTTCTTTCTGATCTTTTAGAGAAGCAAAGAATTCTATATACAAGGGTGAGTTTATCTGATGACCCTGAAGCAGTAGAAATGAAAAATAGAATTATAGAATCTTCTAAACTTCTTGGTTATGGTGATGCAACTAACATGTCAGTTGTATTTGATAACATGCAAAAAGTCATCCAAAAAATCAAAAGAGGGGCAGAGGTTGACAAGTGACCTCTGCCTTTGCTATGATGTCTGTGGATAAGCAATCCTACTAATCCAATTAATCCGAGGTAATCTAATGTCTTTTTCAGATCTTAAGAAAAAATCCACTCTTGGTTCTCTTACTTCTAAACTAGTTCAAGAAGTTGAGAAGATGAATACTAGTGGTGGATCTACTGATGATCGTCTGTGGAAACCAGAAGTAGATAAAGCAGGTAATGGTTTTGCAGTAATTCGTTTTCTTCCTGCTCCTGATGGGGAAGATCTTCCATGGGCAAAAGTTTATGCTCATGCATTTCAAGGTCCTGGTGGATGGTTCATTGATGATTGTCTAACTACAATTAATCAAAACTGCCCTGTATGTGAAGCAAATCGTGAACTTTGGAATACAGGCAGTAAAGCAAATCAGGATATTGTTCGCCAAAGGAAGCGTAAACTATCTTACTATTCCAACATTTATGTAGTTCAGGATAAAGCACATCCTGAAAATGAGGGTAAAGTGTTCCTGTATAAGTATGGTAAGAAGATCTTTGACAAGATCACTGCTGCTATGCAACCTGAGTTTGATGATGAAACTCCAATCAATCCTTTTGATTTTTGGGCTGGTGCTAATTTCAAACTGAAAATCACCAAGAAAGATGGTTATTGGAACTATGATAAATCAGAGTTTGGTGATCAAGGTGCTCTGTTTGATGATGACGATGCTATGGAGTCTGTCTGGAAAAAAGCATATTCTCTTTCTGAGTTTGTAAATCCAGATAAAATGAAATCATATGAACAACTTGATGCTCGACTGAAAGCTGTTCTTGGCAAAAAGCCCATTAAACAGGATGAATCTTTTGAAGATGAAGATGATCGTGGTTCTTTTGAAGAAGAAGTTTTGAACACTAAATCTTCTTCCAATAATTCATCTTTTGATGATGAAGATGATGCTCTAAGTTACTTTGCACGACTTGCTGAAGAATGATCTTCTGGGAGGGTATAACCCTCCTTTTTTTATTTAAACTAAATACAATAAAAAGACCCATTAATAATGGCAAAGCAACAAATATTTCCTGGAACACAACCAAATGATGGAACAGGGGATACCCTATATCAAGGTGCCACAAAAATTAACAGCAACTTTGATGAAATATATTCTACTTTTGGAGATGGTACTAATTTATACAGTACTACTGGACCTCAAGGATCTGTTGGTGCTCAAGGATCAAGAGGACCTCAAGGATTCACAGGATTAACTGGTCCTCAAGGATCTCAGGGAGTTAGAGGGCCACAAGGTTTTGTTGGACCTCAAGGATTTCAAGGATTACAAGGATCTCAAGGATCTGTAGGATCACAAGGATTTAGAGGTCCTCAAGGATCTGTAGGACCACAAGGATTTAGAGGTCCTCAAGGGACATTTGGACCTCAAGGTTTAGTTGGTCCACAAGGATCTCAAGGTTTACAGGGATCAAGAGGTCCTCAGGGATCAAGAGGTCCTCAGGGATCAGTAGGACCTCAAGGTATTAGAGGACCTCAAGGTGCTCAAGGTTCTCAAGGTGCTCAAGGTATTAGAGGTCCTCAAGGTTCTCAAGGATTAATAGGTTCTCAAGGTGCTCAAGGTTTAGTTGGAACAAGAGGACCACAAGGAACATTGGGTCCACAAGGTCTCATTGGACCACAAGGATTGCAGGGTATAATAGGACCTCAAGGATCTCAAGGTTCTGTTGGTGCTCAAGGATCTGTTGGTCCTCAAGGTTCTCAGGGTTTAATTGGACCTCAAGGTTCTGTTGGATCACAAGGATCACAAGGATTGCAGGGAGTTAGAGGTCCACAGGGAGTATTAGGTCCCCAAGGAACTAGAGGACCTCAAGGTTCATTTGGACCTCAAGGATTTCAAGGATTAGGTGGTCCTCAAGGTTCTACTGGAGCACAAGGTCCACAAGGTCCAATAGGATCAACAGGTGCTCAAGGTGCTGCAGGATCTACTGGAGCAAGAGGTCCTCAAGGAGTTACTGGATCTCAGGGTTCTACTGGCCCTATTGGTCCTCAAGGTTCTATTGGATTATCTGGACCACAAGGAAGTCAAGGTCCCATAGGACCTCAAGGGTCTGTTGGATCAACTGGGACAATAGGACCTCAAGGTTCTACTGGGCCTCAAGGTTCTATTGGAATTATTGGACCCCAAGGATCTGTGGGACCAACAGGTGCACAAGGTTCTATTGGAAATTCTTATTTTATTGAAACATCAGCAGGAATTCACACACTTTCTAATGTTGGAATAGGAACCACAAATCCAACTGATACTTTAACAGTTCGTGGAGGTGATATTTCAGTTGGAATTAACACATCTCAAGGATTGATTCTCACATCTCCAGGAGGAACAAGGTATAGATTGATTGTTGCTGATGGTGGAACTTTGAGTACTGTTGCTGTTTAATTATCTTGGGGAGATGATTCTTAAATTATCTCCCTTTTTTGTATTGTCATCTATGTATTGAGATGAGAATCCATATGACATTATTCTTCTCATATCATCAATGGCAGTTTGTAAATATTGTGGTCTAAGGATATAAATGTTTCTTTTCTTTTCGTTTTGTTGAATTTCATATTCAAAAATACTAACCATTTTTACTGGATTTACTGTAACTGATCTTCCTATTTGTTTAGTATTTGATGAATTATCAAACTCTGCTTCTAGAGTATCAAATCTAGTATCAGTAGTGTCAAAAGAATAATCATCATTTACAGCAACATTATACAGATCTCCATTGTCTAAGTATGTTACTGTAAAATTGGAGTCAACTATTTTTCCTGCAGGTACAATCATTTTACCTCTGGAGTCTTTCACCAAAGTAGTTTCATAATGGTGAGGTTGTAAAAGTTCTGCTTCTGTATATTTTCTGTATAGGTAATCAGAAAACTCAGCATCAGATAATGGCCATTCAGTTCTTGTATTAATAATATTATTTGATATTAAAATAATCCAATCATAAGAAGAACTTCCATAAATTTTTTCTGCAACCTGTTCAGGTCTTTCTTCTCCAACAATTTTATATTTTGTGAAAGCAGTCACATTTTGAAAGAAGTCATCACGTATCTTTGCTCTCCTAAAAAGATTCTTAACTCTTACATAATCATATAGAGAGTTTCTATTTGGCTGCTGTGATTGATAAAGTAAATCTGATACTTCTCTAAAATATGTCATGGTCTACCTCCTATGAAGATGATTGTGCCTGACCAGATTCAACCCTTGAATCATATTCGTTAGAGAATAAACTTGGACCTATGTTTACATTTTCATCATCAAGATCATATTCATCACTGTATACTGGAGTGAGTTCAGAAAATGCCATTTGCATTGTGACAGATATTGGTTGTGATCCTCCAGCAAGAGAATCTTCAAATGCTGCATAAAAACCATCAGGAGTATAATTGACACTGAAAGAAACTAAAGCACATGTTTTAAATTTTCCAATACTTCTTAGTTCATTGTTTCCAGATTTAAATTGTACTTGAAATACATTAGGTGTTCCTAAGAAGAAACTAAACTCTTGATTGCTAGATCTTCTTGGGGACATTCCTTTTTTGAAGAATTGTATAATTGCTCTAACAGATTTAGCTTCTTTTCTACTTCTAGGTGTCATCTTGAATGCTAATCCAAATTGCCTCAGTTTTGGTCCATTGAATAACAATTCCATATTTGGATTAACATAAACACCAGTAGCTCTTGTAATATATGCTTCTGGGTTTACATTTACATTAATTTTTTTCAATAAGGATGCTGCTGCATTTGCAGCAAAATATTGTTCCACTCTATTTCCTAATGCACCACTTTTAAAAGCATCTGTGACCTTTGCCATTCCTGCTCCAGATTTTCCAAAATCAACTCCAGCAATTCCAACTCCTGCCTGAACTAATCCTGGCATTACCATTGCAGCAAAATTTCCCAAACTATCTTCACCCCATCCAACAGAATTGGATTCTGATATATCATTTGGCATTGGTAGTACTACAGATCCAATAAATTTTTCTTTTCTAAATTGAGATTCCCCTCTAAATGTAGAGTTTGATGAGTCTGTTGAATTTGTAATATTTAAACTTGGTATGTACTGTAATTGACTTATTACTATTCTATCTTGTCCAGAGTCTATTGTTGATGGGTATTTTAAATTAAAATTTTTATATTTTGCTTTTTCATCATCAACAAACTTATTTGTTAAATCTGTAAAAAGATTTGAATCAATTTGTGAAGCATTTTGTGCAGGTTCCAATTCTGGATTTGGACCTTTATTCGTTGGGTTTTGATCTACAGCTGACATTTATTTGCCCCACACTTTATTTGAAGGAATTGGTATTTCTACCCCA